GTGGGCAGAATGTCAACACCGAAACTTCGATGAAGTTGGCGGCTTACTATGCGTGTGTCCGTAATATTTCGGAAGATATTGCTAAAGTTCCATTTGAAACATTTGCCATAGATGCTAATGGAAATAAGACATTTATATTTCACAGAGCATCATCTTTACTAAACAAAATGCCGAGTAATTTATATACTCCATTTACGTTTAGGCAAACAATGACCGAATATGCTTTACGATTTGGAAATGCTTTTGCTTACATTAAAAGAGATTCAGATGGTAAACCAACAGATTTGTATTTAGTTGATCCTACTTATGTAACTGTTCAAGTAGTTGACCAAAGGCTATATTACATTATAAATGATGTTAAGTCAGGTATAAACGGAACATTTAGCGAAGATGAAATTTTCCATATTAGAGCAATGGGTGATGGTTATGTTGGTAAATCAATTTTACAATATGCCGCAGAATCTATTGGTTCAGGTTTAGCAATTCAATCTTATTCAAGTTCTTTTTTTGGTTCAGGTGCAACAATGACTGGCGTATTAGAAGTGCCTGGGGTTGTTAAAGATGAAAATACTGCACGTTCAATTAAAGAGTCGTTTAATAAATCGTATAAAAGCGAATACGGAACAAATAATGGCGTAGCTTTATTACATAGTGGTGCAAAGTTTACCAAAATTTCAGCGCAACCAAACGAAGCGCAAATGGTAGAGGCTAAAGAATTTAGTGTTGCAGATGTTGCCAAGTGGTTTAGAATGCCGTTAAGTAAATTACAAGCTGGGCCAACTGGTTCAAGTAATTTAGAGCAATTAAATATAGAATATGTTACAGATTGTTTGATGCCTTGGTTTGTAAGGTGGGAACAAGAAGTTGAGCGCAAATTATTCCGTTTTGATGAAATGGATAGATTAGACGCTAAATTCAATGTAGCTATGTTAATGCGTGGCGATATGAAGTCAACTGCTGAGTATTTAAAGACATTAAAATATGCTGGTTTTGTAACTTCTAATGATGGTAGAAGGTTTATCGGGCTTAATACCATCAAAGAAGATTTTGCAGACCAAATATACAGCCCAGTGAATATGATTCCAGCAAATAAGGAAGCAGCATTTTGGGATAATAAAGACCAATCACAAGCAAGCACAAAAGGAACAGACTCATGAAAAAAGAAGATATAGAAAAAATCCATCCAAATGCAGAGGCAAGGATGTTTAACCCCGAGTTCAAAGTTGTAGTTGAAAAACGCAGCGAAGGCGAAGGAGAGGATATGTACGAATACGAGTACAAAATGATTGAAGGTGTTGGCGCAGTTATGGGCGTTTTTACTGATATGGGATGGTATAGAGAAAAGATTAACCCAACTGCTTTTGCTGGTTGTGATATGACTAATGTAGTTTCATTGTTTAATCATGATTCTAATGAGATTTTAAGCAGAACCACAGGTAAGCAAGATGATTTGACTTTAAGCATTGAAAACAATCAATTAAAATATAAGTATCAAATCAAAAATGAGTGTGCTGAAAAGGTTGCAGAAAACATTGGATTAGGTTTTATTACAGGTTCAAGTTTTATGTTTAGAGTTAAAACTGATTCTTGGTCAACTGGTGCAGATGGCGTAGATGAAAGAGAAATTTTAGAGATTGAAAAGTTGTATGAATTAGGACCAGTTACTTTTCCTGCTTACCAAACAACCACAGTTGCTGCAAGGTCAAAAGATATGAGCAAACCAACCGAAGTTAAAAAAGATAAGTATTACTATAAAAAACAATTAAGATTAAAATAAAATGAAAACAGCCCTCCAATTAAGAGAAGAGCGTAAACTTATCAATGAAAGTCGTTCAGTTGAGCAAGAAAACGAACTTAACGGACATTACGATTCAATCGACAAGTTAACTTTGTCTATTGATAACGCTGAGCGTGAAGAAAAACGCCAAGCTACAATAGCAGCTGCCGCCGCTGGTGCAAGCGCATCAAAAAGCGAAGAAAAAGAAGCCAGAGGTTTCTCATTAGCTAAATTGATTGAAGCTCGTGTAAACAACGTGCCTGTATCAGGTTTAGAAAAAGAGTTAATCGATGAGTCAGCTAAAGAAGCCCGTGCAAACGGATTTGAAGTTAAAGGAACTTACTTAGGTCAAAACGTATTGAATGCTATGGCAGAAAAGCGTATGACTGCTGGTTCAGCTACTGCTGGTGGAAACACCATCCAAACTGACAAAGTAGGATTCTTTGATGCTTTGTATGCTAAAAGAGTTTTAGCTTCATTAGGAGTTAAAATGTTAAGCGGTTTATCTAACAATGTAGATTTAACTGGATTTAGCGCAGGTGTTACAAGTGCTTGGGGAACTGAAATTGCTGAGTTAAGTGCTGGTTCACCAGTTACTGCTGCTCGTTCAATGACTCCTAAGCGTTTAGGTTCATTTGTTCCAATGAGTAACCAATTATTGATTCAGAATCCTCAGTTAGAGGCTTTCGTAATCCAATCATTAATGGAGTCAATCTATGTAAACGTAGAAGCTGCTTACATCAATGGTTCAGGTGCTGCTCCATTAGGTTTGTTAGGAACTTCTGGAATCCAAAACGTAGCAATCGGAACAAATGGTGGTGCGCCATCTTATGCTAAGATTCTTGAGTTAGTACAGGCTTTAGGTAGCGCAAATGCTAACGTAGAAGAATTGAAGTTTTTAATCAACCCTAAAGTTGAAGCTAAATTGAAGCAAACTGCAATCGATTCAGGTTCAGGTGCTATGATTATGGCTTATCAGCAATATTTTAGCGGTACTCCAAACGTAATCGATGGTAAAATGACTGCGGTAACTTCAAACGTACCAAGCAATTTATCAAAAGGTTCAACTACTGGTGTATGTTCAGCTATCATTTGTGGTGAATTTGGAAAGTCTACAATCGGTCAATTCGGTGGTATGGATTTAGTAATCGACCCATACACATTGGCTCGTAATGGTCAAACAAGAATAGTTGCTAATACTTATTGGGATTGTGCTTTCGAGCAACCAGCTGTATTTGGTGCTATCTTAGACGCTACCACTACATAATCGTTGTTAGTTGTGTTTTGTTATAGGGGGCAGTTTCGGCTGTCCCCATAACTTATAAAATTATGAAAGTTAAATTTATACAATCGCCAGTTGGTCCATTTGGATTAGGTTATTCAATAGGAGATATAGCTGAGATAAATGATACTTTAGGTGCTACTTTAATAGAACAAAAGTATGCAGTTGAAGTAAAAGAAATTGAAATGGCAACTATTCCACAAATGGAAACGCCAGAAACAAAAAAGAAACGTAAATAAATGGCAAATTATAGACTTGTAACTGCACCATACTACATTAATAAGTCGCCACTATTAAGTGTGCAAAGTGTGACTTATTTTGATGAAAACGACACGCTACAAACATTAGCACCAAGTCAATATGAGGTGGATATTTATGGAAGCCCAGCAAGGTTTAGATTAATAAATATTCCAGAAGTTAAAAAGAGAATGAACACGCTGCAAGTAAATTTTACTTGTGGATATACAAACGCAGCATCAGTGCCGCTACCAATAAAGCAAGCAATGTATTTGATTATTGGTCATTTATACGAGAATAGACAACAATAAAGCAAGCAATGTATTTGATTATTGGTCATTTATACGAGAATAGACAAGATGTTGTTACTGGTACTCAAGTACATGAGATTCCAGATAGCAGCAAATACTTATTAGAAGCATATAGAAATAACTTTATTTTTGCCCCACTAATTTAAAAAAAATATTATGTTAAGTTTAATCGGAAAAAAAGTAGTAAACGTAACGCCAAGCGATACGGTATCAATCACAGATGAATTGAACACGCCAAACACGGTTGGTTCACTTTACATTGGAACGGGTGGAAACGTAGTTGTTTTGCCTTGGTACAATGGTGACACTAATAGCGCATCAACCACTGGCGTTTTAGGTGCAAAAATATTTAGAAATGTGCCAGATGGTACTTTTTTACCTATTGGATGTACTAAGGTATTCGCAACAGGAACAACTGCAAGCAACATTCTTGCAATTATAGAATAGTAACAAATTAAAATAATAAATATATGCCAAGTTCAGGACCTATGAATGGAACAGCCGTTGTGCTGAAAATAAACGGTACTACCGTTGCAAAACTAAAGTCAAACACTATGAACTTTAGCCGTGCGTTAATCGATGTGAGTAACAAAGATTCAGGCGGTTGGAAGCAATCAATTTATGGTCAAGGTTCAGGTACTTTTGACTTTGAAGGTGTATTTGATGAAGCTGGAAATTGGGGATTCACCCAAGCATTTGCTGCATTGAGCGCAAAAACTAATTTGACTGCTCGTTGGGCTGCTGCTGCTGGTGACATTTACTACGAAGCTACTTGCCAAATCACATCATTGAGCGAAAGCGCACCAATGGAAGATGCTGTAACCTTTACAGGTTCATTAGAAATGACTGGCGCACCTACAACAGGACTTATTTAATGAGTATTAACTTTGGCAAATACGACCAAAGAGTCGAAATATTGAATTACACTCAGACTCAGAAAGTAGCAAACATTATAATTGATGTAGATGTAAGGGCGACAGGTTTAACGCTAAATGAAACAATGCGTATGACTTGGCGTGGCAAAACTTTTAACATCACATCAATTGATGAGTTTGGTTCAAGATTAAACGAAGGTTACAAAATAAGAGGAACAGCGAAAGACAATGATTAGTATGAAAATACAAGGGATGGATAAAACCATTCAAATGTTGTCAAGAACTGAATGGCTTAATCCTACTGATATTGATAAGGTTGTAAGAAATGCAGCCCAACCAATGGTAAATGCTATAAAGGCTGGATATGATGCTAAACACACCAAAACAGGCGCATTAAGAGATTCAGTAATGGCGTTTAGGCGTAATAGAAAAAAAGGTGAGCCATTTTTTACTTATTTTGTTGGTCCAAGATATACGGGTGGAAGATATAGTTTATTTTCTTATGGTGGTAATGCTGCTCACTTGTTAGAATTTGGAACAGTTGAAAGATTTAGAGCTAATACTGCTTTGGGTGGAGTTGGTAAGAAATTAAAAGGCAAATCTACTGGTATAAAAGGCGTTTATGGTGCTAAAATTAAAACAGGTAAGGTAAATCCTTATGGCGTAATTAGAAAAGCCGTAGATTCGACAAAAGAGCAATGCGTTCAAATAATGAGCAGCGGAATAAACGAATTGATTAGAAAACAAGCAAAAGCGGAAGGTTTAGAAGTAGCATGAGCGTAGATAGTATCATATTTGGAATATTAAGCGGTAATAGTGCAGTTACGGGTGTTGTTGGTACTAAAATCTATCCAAGTCAAGCACCTCAAACGACTCAATTTCCTTTTGTTGTGTTTGAAACAATTTCAACAATGCCAAACAATACCAAGTCTGGAGTAAGTGAAATGGATAGGTATAGAATTCAAGTTACTACTTTAGCCAAAGAAAACAACCAAGCTAATGATATTGCAGATAAAATAAGAACTGCATTAGATTATTATAAGAGTGGGGATGTTCAGTTAATAAGTTTTCAGTCACAAAATAGTGCATTTGATAACATAAGTGGGCAAGATGGTATATTTTTGAAGTATCAAGATTATTTTTTAACATTAAGTAGATAAAACATGAAAATCACAATTAACAACAACGAGCATGAGTTTAAATTTAGTTTTTTAGCTAT